TTACAATAAAGCATATACAAAGGCTACAGGTGATATTATCATGTACGCGGCTGATGATGTATACTTTGGTACTAAAAGCTGGGACTTTCTAGTAGTCGATGAATTTAAGCATTTTAAAGATCAGATCTGTCTTGTTTTTGGTTATGATGGTATTCAGCCTAAAGGTACTCTCGCGACTCATGGCTTTGTAAGTAGAAAATCGATTGATGCGCTTGGATATGTTCACCCGGGTGATTTTGGATATAATTACGCTGACAACTGGATGACAGAAATCTATCGCCAAATTGGTAGACTCCGCTATCTCCCTATATACACTGAGCACCGTCACTGGGGTGTCGGAAAAGCTACTTATGACGATACGTATCGCCTGGGATCTGATGCACCTCATAAGGAAAGTATTGCTTTGTGGGAAGATAAGAGCAGATTATTTTCTGATATTGAAAAGCTTCGTGCACTGGTTAAAGATTAATGAAGCTATTTGTCTATCCAAATGCGAGAACCCATTCTCAAGATAAAATAGAATACCTCAAAGACACAACGCCGCTCTCTCAAGAAGGAATCAAGAGACACTGTACTATTACAAGCCCGGAAGAAGCCGATTTCTTTTATATGGGTCAGATCTCATGCGGCACTTACAAAGAATTTAAACCAGAAGACTTTGCTTATCTCAAAGGTAATGAGCATAAGCATATATTAGATCTTGAAGGTGATTGGCTTAATGATAAAGCTCCTCAGTGGCTACTGGATTGTATATGTACTGGTAATGCAGCTCGTACGTACTACAAGGCATTTAATTTCTCCGTACGGCCTTGCTTCAGTAAATTACTTGTGCATTTAGCTAAAAATAATGTACAGTATAAGAATATATTCCCAGAGAAAGTATCCTTTGGATTCAAGGGCCAAATGGATCCATATCAAACTCGCTTTAAGCTATATCATATTTTAAGAAATAATTTAATACAAAATGAATTTTATTTTAATAACCATTGGTCAGCTCAAGTTGATTTGAAGCAGCATGAAGATATTGTACAGTCATTTGCAGCAGTAATGAAGAACAATATTCTTGCCTTATGCCCTCGAGGCTGCGGTGAAGACACTATTCGATTTTATGAAGCATGCTTTTTTTCACGCGTACCTGTTATTGTAGGCAACCCAATGATCATGGATGAGGATTTATACCAAAATCAGTTTTATTATAAAATTAATCCTGATTTGACAGATATTGAAATGGCAGAAAAGCTTCTTGAAATATACAATACTCCAATGGAGGCGTTGAAACAAAAAGCTGAATTAGCTAGAAAATACTTTGACACTGTTGTTGTTGAATATTTCAAAGATCCAACTAAGTATTTTTTAAGCTTCTTAAATCGTAAAAAATTATATGGCATACCTGTTTAAAAAGCATTTTGATCTAATTGGTAATCACGACGAAGATCTCGATCATGTGCCAGAATTTAAAACAACAATCGATAGTATTGTAGATAACGCTCATACAATAGTATCTGTCGGCTGGAGACCAGAAACAGGATATCAGCTTTATGAATATATTGGAGCGTTTGCTAAAGTAATTATGCTAGAAGCTTTTGAGTCAAATGTTACAAGCTTTACTCGCACTGATCTTGCTAAGCCTATGCATGGTGATATATTGCAGCTTGTACATAGCATTCAGGATAAACAGATCGATTTATTAATATGGCAAGACGGGCCTGAGCATGTAACACATGAAGAATTTGATGAATTTCTTCCAAAAGCAAAACAAATTTTCAAAAATATTATTCTCGCTACACCTAATGGCCATTTTCCTCAAGGAGCTTATCTTGGCAATATCTATGAAACACATAAATCCTCCTGGTTTAAAGAAGATTATACAAAGCGTGGATTTGAAGTCGCTGAATACCTTGCACCTACAAAAAATAGCTCCAATAAGACACGCGGTCTTATTGGTTATTTTGCTGCTTGATTATTTTAAAAAATACGTTATTATTATCACATGATTCTTAATGATGTTAAAGTATACGACGGAAATTTAATTCACTCTAGATTTGCTTATCGCTATTTTCGCGATAAGACTCTACCAATTGGTAATATTGTTGCATTTCGTGCTCCTATGAAAGTAGAAGCAGAAGGAATGATTGATAGTGAAGATATATTAAATGCAGATTATATCTATAGTGATGACGCTATTAATTTCTGCTGGGAGATTCCAGGCCTAGATCCTTTTGGTGCAGTTGCTTGGCAGAGACTATTTAATACACAGATTGCTAATGTTCTGAGTACAAAATATATTAATGCGCCTATTGAAGTTGATGGTGACGACCTAATTGTACACAAGGAGCACAATCAAGGCGGTATCACTCAAACCAAAGGCAAGTGCAGTGTTAGCATTACTGTATCGAATAATAATGTAGCACTAGGTCACACGGGAATTAATATTAATGCTGGCAAAAAAGCACCTGCATTTGCTTACTCTACAAGTCTTACTGATGAGCAGGCGCAGGCCTTTATGAAAGATATTATTGATATTTTCTATCAAATGAATGATGATATCTTTCTTGCCACTACTAAAGTCATTGCTTAATGACCATTTTTGACTTTATTAACGATGTTCTTTTTACCAAGAAGAACACGATGCAAAGCCTTGATGATGAGAGCACTTTCTCACCTTATATGCTAAATAGATGGATTAGCATGTATTCGCCCGCTATGGCTCGAGATTGCAATATAATAAACAAATATCTTGGGGCGTTTGAAAACAAGAAAGATCTTTTCAACCTGTTTGTTGCAACCTTTAAGAAGGTGCCATTCAAAAGAATTAATTATATCAAGAAACACAAAGAAGAAAAAAAAGAAGAATGTGAACAGCTCGATTTGTTAGCCAAGAGCTATGAATTGTCTAAAAGAGAAATAAAGCAATATCTCGAATTAAAAGATGGTTTTTTAAAAGGAGTTAAATAAGTCCTTGTATGCCAGCAAATATTGATCTACTACCTACACAAAAAAGTTTAATTGATCTTTCAGAGTTACCCAAAAATACTTTTGGATCTGTTTTCTTAGGCTACAATCTGAAGTCACTCATGGATGACATTCTTCTTGTTAAGTTTGTTGACGAAACAGAAGATGGTACTTCCATCATGAGAAATGGTCTTCATGTGCCTATCAATGCTGATACGCGCGCATGGAGGGTCGGTGAGGTAGTTCTTGCTGGTCCAAATACAAAAAATGCTCTCACAGGGAGTATTGTTTGCTTCCCTAATAATTTAGGTATTCCAATTGCAAACATTGGTGTCGATGGTTACGGTACTCTCAAGAAAGGTATCTTCTTAAATGAGCAGCGTATCTTCGGCATTTGTTCGGTGACTAATGATAATGAAAGTGTCGCTGCCAACGTTAAAAAATCTTCTGCTAAACAACGTAGCAGAAATTAAGTTCGTCAGGCGGCGTCCAAAAGCTGGAGCCCCTCTGACAAGACGTATGCTCTGTACTAGTTCATATAAGCTTCTAAACAGTCCAGAAGGCCGAGTCGCTTTGAATTATAAGAGAGCATATAGCACGCCTAAGTTTAATCCTGCACAAAAAAATCTTGTTATTACTTGGGATATTATCATGCAAGATTATAGATGCATTAACATGGTTGCATGTAACCTTATTCAAGTCATTCCTGCTAATCAGCAATTCTGGAAATTTTTTAACGAAAAATTAAGCTTACTATCAACCCAGCAAAAAATAAGGTTTATGAACCAATGACATCTATTTTTGAAATCGAAGAATCTTTAAAAGACTATTTACAAAAAAATATTACTATTTGTATTGATAATAAAATATTAAAACAAGGTAGACTCATTCTATTTTGTATAAAAGACTTCTTTTGTGTATTTACTCTAGTAACTGATGCAAAGACTAATAAAAAAATTATCTATGAACTGCCTTACCCGTTTATTTTCCAGAAAAATAATAGTAACTTAATTTTCGACTACACATTGAATACATTTTGCAACGTAAATCGAGATACATGTCAGAAAGTAGAAGATCTGCAGCTTAAAAAAACATCGAAATTATTCAACAAAAAAGTATCAGTTTACTCTCTATAAAAAGATAGTATAATATATTAGTGTTCAGCAGATATATTCAGCATTTTCCAGAAGAGTATAGTCCAAGTACTCAGCAAGTGAAACTCATTAAAGGTGTAGAGCGCGCCTTTAATAATGGTAAAAAATTTGTAATATGTTGTGCACCTACAGGTACCGGCAAAAGCTTCCTTGCTAAGACACTTGCTGGTGTAAGCTCACAACCTACAGCAGAATTTAAAAATCTTATTAACGGATATGCAGCATATAAGCAAGACTTTGCTGGTAACTATATAAATGAAGTAAAATGCTTAGAGCAACCACCACATGGAACATTTGCACTCACAATTACTAAGTCATTACAAGACCAGTATTTAAAGTTATTCACTGATACCGACATTTTAAAAGGCAAATCAAACTATGTTTGTGCAGTAGATCAGAATTTTGATGTTGAAACTGCTCCCTGTGTATTTGTATCTAAGCTAAAAGAAGAATGTTGGGAAAAAAATCGGTGTCCATATTATAATGCGCGGAACACAGCTCTCACATCGCAATTTGCAGTCTTAAACTACAAAATGTTTCTTGCTTTGCCTAGACATATAAAGCGAAAAAACTTCATTATTTGTGATGAAGCCTCAGAGCTTGAAGATGAACTTATAAAAAGATTTTCTGCAGATATTGTATATGACCGCCTCAAGGCATATGGAATAGAATATAAGACCCTTGTTACTGATAATAATGAGAAAGTACGCACATGGATTTATGAGCTTATTTTTAATACAAGCGAAAAAATTAATGCACTTGTTAATAAAGTAAGCAAACGACAGACAGCGCTATCGCAACCTGAGCGTATAAAGCTTCAATATCTTAAAAATCTGCATAGTTCACTTACAACAATTGATCAATTGTGGGCAGATTGTGAATTTATAATTGATAAAGATGCAAAAAAAGTATCCATTACCCCGCTTAAAGCAGATAAGCTTTCAAAGTTTATTTTTGATAGCGCCGATAACGTACTACTCATGTCTGCAACAATTATTGATCATAAAAATTTTGCTAAGCATCTTGGCATTAAAGATTATGAATATGTTGAAGTAGATAGTGATTTTGATTCTGCTAAATCACCAATTTATGTTACATCAAAAAATAAGCTCAACTATAAAAATATCAAGACAGTCTTGCCAGCAATTTGTGATCAGATAAAAACTATAGTTGACTTTCATAAAACCGACAAAGGCATTATACACACCCACTCACTTGATATAACAGAAACCTTAAAACAAAGACTTGCAGGAAACAAGAGATACTTGTTTAGAGATAGTTTCTCTAATAATGAATCAATCCTAAAAGAGCATTATGAGTCAGACTTTCCAACTATTCTGGTTTCACCGTCTCTCGCCTTTGGTGTCGATTTGAAAGATGATTTAGCGCGCTTTCAGATCATTGTAAAATTACCTTACCCGCCGCTATCATCCAAACGTATTAAGAAAATCTTTGATATAGACAAAGAATGGTATGAAAACAAAATGCTCAATGCTGTTGTCCAAGCTTCCGGTAGAGCTACAAGAAGTAAGAATGACTTCAGTACAACATATATTCTAGATGGCAACATAGTTAATGTTATTAAGAGAGTCAAGAATAAGTTGCCTAAATATTTTGTTGATCGTATTGTTTAATAAATAATTAAGTGAAGAACCAAACATATCATTTTGAAATCAAAGATGTGCTCACACAGTTTGTAGCTGCATTTGATGATATTATCATAAAGCGTTATGATAAAAACAGAATTCCTCAAAGCTTATTACAGGTAAGATATGTTTACTCACCCAAGCAGCGTGTAATGTATGATTTAGTTAACAAAGCAATGAACATAACCATACCTGTTGTTGCTATTAATATAAACAGTGTTACACGCGACGAATCACGCGTTTTTAACAAGATTGGTGGATTTTACTACCCACGAGGCACTTCAGATAATGATGCAAAGAGCACCACAGCATACTATAGAAGCCCGGTTCCAGTAAACATTGATATATCCATGTCCGTTTTAACAAAATTTCAGTCTGATATGGATCAGATAATATCTAATTTTGTACCTTATAATAATCCGTATATTATTATTTCTTGGCGCGTACCTGATGGTCTAGTGAGCCCAACACTTACAACAGCACAAGAAATTCGTAGTGAAGTTTTATGGAATGGCAGTATCAATCTAAATTATCCAATAGAGCTTAATGGATTAGATAAGTTTAAGATTGTTGGTGACACATCATTTACTATTAAAAGCTGGCTCTTCCCAGCTGTTAGTAGCGATGCATCTAATATATTCTTTATTAACAATAATTTCTATAATTCTAGACTGCTTACAAATTACGACATATTGACAAGCTCATCTTTCACATATCCGCTGAGCACAGGCTTGGTATCTGATATAGAGACAGTATCTGTCTCTGGATCACCATCTTTAACCAATGTGGATTATTCATACAGTTAAAAGTAGGGGATATTTAATATTTACAGTTTAGTTTCAATTAGAATTACATAAATAATTTATAATATATGCCTGATTCAGCTAATTCTAATTATCAAGGTAAAGAAAACCAAGGAAATTTCGGTCGCGAGCTGATGAAATATGTTTCATCCAGACTGCCTTACACTTCTTTAAATGTAGCTGACAAAATCAATCAACTCAATCCTAAGTATGAGTTGTTTTACGATCAGGGCACAAAGCGCGATGAAGCACTTTCTAGACAATCCATAGCTTCCTCTATTGCATACACGGAAGACATGTATGCAAATGTTATTCAAAATAAAGATTACCATGAGTTCATGTATGCCAACGTACAGCCTGACAAAGGTCGTCGTCTTATGGACTACCGCGTCATGGCAGCTTATTCAGAAGTTGCTGATGCATTAGACGAAATTTGTGACGAATTTATCAATAAGGATGATAATGGTGATATTGTCAAGCTTCATATTGATAACCCTGACCTTTCTGATCAACAGAAAGGCGAGCTATCTCGCGAATGTAAGAAGTTTGTAGAGTTATTTGATCTTGAACACAAGGGCTGGGAGTATCTGAGAGGACTACTAGTTGATGCAGAACTATACTACGAACACATTATTCATAAAAAATATCCTAAAGAAGGCATTCTTGGTGTAATGGCCATCCCCTCAGAAGTTATTGACCCAATTTACAGCAATGTACAAAACATGGTTATTAAAGGTTATCTGTTGAGAAAAAATATTTACGATGCTCGTAATCCAATGAAGGTGGTTAAACAAGAGCTCATACCAATGGATACAAATCAAGTCACCTATATCAATTCTGGTATTTGGAATGAAAACAAAACAGTACGTCTTCCGTTCATTGAAAATGCTCGCAGAGCTTACCGTCAGTTGAGCCTTATTGAAGATGCAATTGTAATTTATCGCTTGGTCCGAGCACCAGAACGCTTGGTCTTCAATGTGGATGTGGGCAATATGCCACCTCCTAAAGCAGAAGCATATCTTAGAAAATTAATGACCAATTATTGGTCCAAGAGAACTTATGATGCAGATCAAGGTGCCACAGTTCAAAAATTTAGCCCACAATCCATGCTTGACAGCTTCTGGTTTGCCAAACGCGCTGGCAGTGAAGGTACATCTGTAACTCAATTACCTGGTGGTGCCAATCTTGGTGAATTGGCAGACTTAATGTACTTTGTTAAAAAACTTTACAAAGCTCTCAAGGTGCCTGTAACCAGATTAGACGCTGATGATGCTTTCCGTGACGGTACTGATATTCTTCGTGAAGAATTAAAATTTGCTCGCTTTATTATTCGATTGCAGCAGAGATTTGCTACCGGGCTCAAGAATGGATTTATTACACATCTCAAGCTCAAAGGTATCTGGGAAAAGCTCAAGCTAAAAGATGCAGAACTAGATCTCGTATTCAATGTACCAACAAATTTTTACGAACTACGTGAAAATCAGAAATTCCAGCTAAAGGCTGAAAATTTCAATAGCATCACACAAAGTGACTTGGTTTCCAAGACGTACGCGCAGAAAAAATATCTCGGCTGGTCAGATTCAGATGTTATGGCTAATAGAGAATTTCTACGTAAAGACAGAGAGCTACTATGGGAGCTTGATCAAATTACCAATGCTGGCCCCAATTGGCAAGATGAAGGCGCTACTGTATCAGGTACAGCACCTGAAGCAGGCGGCGCAGCTACCGGTGGAGCTTCTGCATTAGGTGGCGCGCCAGCTGCTGGAGGCGGCGCTGAAACACCGCCAGAATTTGGCCCTGGACCTGGCGAAGCAGGTGCAGCAGCTCCTGAAGTAGGTGCAGGTGGTGAAGCTGGAGGCGGCGAAGCAGCAGCAGGAGGAGCATAAAATGGATTGCAATGCCGTTACGCCCATCTCAGCTTTTCAAAGCACCAACTTAACAAGCAAAATAGATTCATTTGGTCGCCTGGGCGATCGTATCACGCGCGCGCTAGGCGCGCCCATGGTTA